CACCGGCCTGATCCGGTTGGCTTAACCGAGGAGCAGCGGCATGGCTGCATATGGCTCAGGTTATTACGGTCTTGGTGTCTATGGCATAGGTAATGTCGTTATCAGTGGCAACCAGGCAACTGGTGCCGTTGGCACTTTACTAGCCAGCCGATCAATCCAAGAAGATGGGACTATCGCCACCGGCAATGTAGGCACTGTCGGATTAACCGTATCTGTTGCCATCACCGGCAATGCAGCAACAGGCGCTGTTGGATCGGTATTAGTTGCGCCTATCGCTACAGGTGTTGCGTCTACTGGTGCTGTCGGCAGCGTCACTCAGTCTGCTGCAATTGATTTAACAGGCAATGCGTCTACAGGTGCAGCAGGCACTGCTGGATTAACGATTGAAGTTGCGATAATTGGAGTTGAGTCAATTTGCTCTGTTGGCACAATGATTGGCTTTGGATGGGGTGCAGTGCCTGACTCCAGCGAGACATGGACGGCACAATCAGATAGCAGCGAGACATGGACACCAGTTTCAGATTCATCCGAAAGCTGGACACCGACTTCTGACACATCAGAATCTTGGACAGATTTAGCAGACAATTCATTAACTTGGCAAGAGGCCGCATAGGAGTTTCATCATGGCAGATACCACCACAACAAATTTATTATTAACAAAGCCAGAGGTAGGAGCCTCAACTGACACTTGGGGAAATAAGGTAAATGCCGACCTCGATTTGGTCGATGCATTATTTGCTGCCGCCGGTACAGGTACTTCAGTTGGCTTGAATGTCGGATCAGGTAAGACACTGACAGTGGCTGGAACGCTGACAGCGACAGGGACTACCTCTCTAACATCTCCAAAAATTGTTACTCAAATAAGTGACACTAATGGTAATGAGTTGTTAAAAGTCACAGCAACAGCGTCAGCGGTCAATGAGTTAACTCTCGCAAATGCTGCCACAGGAAACAATCCTGTCTTATCTGCAACTGGTGGCGATACAAATATTGGAATAACACTGACTCCCAAAGGAACAGGTGGCGTAGTTTTTTCCGCTGGCACGGCGGCAGCACCCGCTATTACCACTACAGGCGACACCAACACAGGTATCTTCTTCCCTGCCGCTGACACCATTGCCTTTACTGAGGGCGGTGTTGAGTCTATGAGAATTGATGCCTCTGGCAACCTTGGATTAGGTGTTACGCCTAGTGCTTGGGGAAGCACTTTTAAAGCACTGCAAATAAACTACAGCGCCATTTGGGGAAATCCTGCAAACACCACAATTAGATTCAGCACAAACACCTATAACAATGGAACAAACTTTATATATTTAACCAGCACCTTTGCTACTTATTACGCACAAGATAGTGGTACTCACGCTTGGTACAACGCCCCATCAGGCACATCAGGAAACACAATAACTTTCACCCAAGCAATGACGCTTGATGCGTCCGGTAATTTGGGTATAGGTACTACTTCGCCATCCACTGTAGGTGTAAGCGGGTATACACGGCTTGTATTAGGTGCAGGAGGTAGTGCTACTGAGGGATTGACGATTGTTCCGTCAGGCACTGGCGGCATCCAATTTACAGATGCGTCAAATACAGAAAAAGGCTACATCAAGTGGGTATCAAGTACAGGGGTGTTAAATTTTGGTACTGCGGCAATTACTCGGTTAACCGTAGACACCACAGGTAACGCGCAGTTTTCAACTGGCGCAGTCATGCAGTATGCACCAGCACCAGCGGCAATTAGCGCAGCAGCCACACTGACCAATGCCGATATCAAAGGGCAAATAATCAGTGCCACAGGTACAACATACACCATCACAATGCCTTTGGGTACGACAATGGAAACATTGGCGACATGGGCAACAACAAACATCAGCTATGACTTCTATGTTGTCAATACAGCCTCTGGAATCATCACAATGGCTGTAAACACAGGCGTTACATCATTGGGTTCATTGACTGTTGCAATTGCTGCATCTGCTCATTTCCGCATCCGCAGAACAGCGGCAAACACCTTTGTTCTTTATCGTCTTTCTTAATCAGGAGTAATCATGGCAACAACTTGGAAAATTACACAAACAGACTATCTGACCGCAGATGGATTTATAACAACCGCACATTGGACTGCAACAGCAGTAGATGGAGACTACACAGCTTCTGTCTACAGCACTTGTGGCTTTGCAGCTGCTACGCCATCCATCCCTTACGCCAGCGTCACTGAAGCAGAAGTGCTTGATTGGTGTTGGGCTAATGGTGTGGATAAGACCGCAGTAGAAGCAAGTCTTGCAAGTCAGATTGCATTGCAAAAGAATCCAGTAACAGCAACAGGAGTGCCTTGGTAATGGAAAAAATCACACTATCAACACAACTAATTAATGCCATCATGCAATACCTTGGCACACGCCCATTTGCGGAAGTGTTTCAAATTATTGACGCTGTTCAAAAAGAAGTTAAAGAGCAAGCACCAACTGAGCCAGAAGCATGAGCTTAGAGACAGACTTCTACGCGCACCAGGCATCTTGCGATGAGCGATACAAGAACATCGAAGAGAAGCTGGAGTCCGGTAAGGCTCGCATGACGCGGATTGAGTACCTGATCTACATTGTCATCGCCGCAGTGCTTCTCGGCCCTGGCTTTGCTGCTCAAATGCTTTCTAAGCTGCTGGGAATGTAAAGCAATGTGGACCCCATATCCTTGTGCTTATTGGCCGCCGGCATCTGTAAGCAAATACAGGCAGGCTGCGATTTGTACCGTGAGTGCAAAACTCAGTTTGTTGAAATAAAAAAAACAGGTGAAGAGGTTGCTGCAATTGGCAAAGAGGCATATGGGTTTTGGAAGCAGTTATTGCAATTCTTTGGCGGCAAACCAAAACCGCAACAACAAGCCAAGCCGGTAGCAGCAAAGAAAAAGAAAGAAAAGTTTGTTGAGGTAGATGAAGAGGAAATACTGAATGGAGTTGTAGATCAGCTGATTCAGTTTTTTCACTTGCAGCAGCAGCTGGCTGACCATATCCGCGAAAGTGAGGAGAAGTCCAGAACAGTCTACGATCCTGACGCTAACCTGTTTGAAGCGGCCATCAAGCGCGTGAGGGCGGCTGACCAGATGCAAGTCATGGTCAATGACATAAGGATGGCGATGACCTGGAACGCACCTAAAGAACTAGGTGCGCTGTACTCCAAGGTCATGGAGATGCGTGAGATTGTTGGTGCAGAGCAGGAGGCCGCAAGGCTGGCGCAGGAGTCAAAGGCCAAGAGGATGCTATGGCAACGTCAGCAAAGAGAGGCAAGCCAGCGGTTAAAACTGGGAGTAAGCGTCCTGACCCTTATTCTTATCCTATACCTGTGGCTCCTGCTTCTCGTCCTGACGAACCAGAGGATCACATGATGGGAGCAGTAGGCTGGATCGTTTCGGTGGTTCTCGTTGCCTTAATGCTGCCACTATTGGCATTTATGCTGCTGGACACCTTAGAGCAAAAACAAGAGGTGAGACAGCAGCTGGAAAAAGTGGAAAAATTACGCCGTGAGATCGAAAGGAAAAACCGTGACAAGACTCCTGCTTCCATTACTGATAATCCTGTCTTTGACAGGGTGCGAAGACCGCTTCAGATATCCATGTCAAGACCCAAAGAATTGGGATAAGGAAGAGTGCAAGCCGCCAATTTGTACGGCAACAGCGACCTGTCCTGAGATGCTTGTTAAACCCGAACCGGAGAAGAAGTGATGCCAACCATTGTGATGAATAAACAAACTCGCATGACTGCTGACGATATTGAAGCTAGGGTATGGGCTTTTGTAATTGTTTGCCTGATGCTGATTCTGCTTGGATCGGTAGCCATGTTCCTGTACGCATTAACCTACGTCACACAGCCTATGAATGGGCAAATGGCGGCCATAGATAAGGTGTACACCCAACAGATCAGCACCATTATGGTATTTATCACTGGCGTGCTTGGCGGGGTTGCTGGCCGGTCTGGCGTTAAGGCAATTGCTAACGCGACGGCTAAGGCCGAGGCCATTGACAATGATGAGCCGCCAAAGCCATGAGTCTTTTTAACCCTTGGGTGATTTTGAGTATCCTGATCGCCATTGGCTCTGCCGCTGCCGGTGGATACTCCAAGGGGAAGGCCGCTGAGTATCAGCGCCAGCAGATTGAGATTGCCGCGCTGAACGCCAAGGCCAGAGAGACTGAGAAGGCCATGGCGCAAGTGGCGCAGACTTATGGTGAAACATTACGAAAGGCGAATAATGTTGCAAAGGTTAAAGAGACAAAGTTGCGTGCTGATATTGCCACTGGTGAGCGTAAGCTGTTCATCCCTGTCAAAGCCGCCGAGTGCGCCGTTTCAGCCGCCACAGATACCGCCGCTGCCGGTGGAGATCACAGCGGAACAGCATCAGCCGAACTTGACCGAAAGACTGCTGATGATCTTGTCGCCATCGCCGCCGAAGGAGATGCCGCCATCCGAAAACTCAACGCCTGCATCCAAACCTACGAAACCATGAGGACAACAAAATGAACTTATCAGCCAATTTCAGCCTG